ATTTTTAATAAAAATAATAGACTGAATATAGTATAATTCCTTAATTCTTTTGTCTCTATATAAAGTTTAAAATATTTTTATTTATAATTTTTTATTATTTTAAAAAATTATTATTTAATATATTTTTAAAATTTAATATAATAATTTAATAATATAAAATGAAGTATTTATATATGTTTATATCATTAATATGTATTTTAATAATATTTATAACAATTCAATATAGAGTTAATATTTGTATACCAGAATATTATACTAATGAATATAAAATTGAAAATTTAAATGATTTAACAATACCTCAAGAATTCTATACAATAACAAGTAAATTACCAATTCATCATTATGCTAGAGAAAATGACGAAAGTTTTTTTATTAATATATTAAATATTGAAAAAAATGATATTAATATTGATTTATCTAAAGAATATAAAGGAGAATTATCAGAAAATTACTTATTAAATATAAATAATTATTTAGTTAATTTATTAAATAACAAATTATCTAATGATGAAATATTTAAATATCAAAATATATATTCCAAAATAAAAAAATCATGGGTAATTGAAAATAATTTAATAGAGAAATTTACAGAAGATTCTTCTTTGATTGATCCAGTTTATTTACAAAATAATTCATCAAATAATCAACAATATGTTATATCTGTTAGTAAACAGTATATTCAATCTTCAAATAATACTCAAGATATCGATAATTCAGTAATAAATAATCAATTTATAAATAATCAATTTATAAAAAATACTTTAGCTGCATCAACAACTCAAGATTATACTCAATTTATACCAACAGATAAGCAAGATTTTGCACAATTTATAAAATCATCTAATAATGATTTTGCTTTATATTATAAAGCATCAAATTTAAATCAATTATTTAATGCTACAATATCTAATAATAATGTAGGAATATCTGCAAATAGTACATTATCAAATGATTATATAAGGTATACATTAACATCATCAAATAATTATAAAAAAACTAATACAGATTATAATCAAACTTTATCAAACAATTATAGTAATGAAGATTATTTATCATATAATTTAAATACAACTTTTACAATATCTCAAGAAAATTATCCTACAATAATAAATCAAGCATATGAAATAAAAGAAAATTTTATCGATAAAAATAATTATTTAGAATTAAATAATTTTGATAATGTAATAATTATATCTCCAAATGATAATATAAATAAATATATACAATCAGAAAATATATTATATAATAATAGTATTTTAGGAATTTTATCAGACCATTTAATTTATAGAGATACAAAATCATATGGATTAAATATATCATTATTAACAATACATAATTTAAATAGTAATATAATATTAAAAGATTTTAATATAAATGGTTATATATACGAAGATAAGATAAATACATATAAAACCGCAAATTTAATAGATAATGATTATCAAAATTATGGTACAGATCATGTAAATAAGAGAGATATAATTTATGAAGAGAATACGGTTTGTCAACATTATAAAGACTTAAGAAATCGTGGAATATTTGGAAATACAAATGAATTTGATTGTTCTAATTATCTTTCAAATTCCCCTTCTTGATCAGCAAAATATTGATCATTTTCATTTTCATTATCATCTTGATTATCACCTCCATAATCTAGATAATTTTCTCTTTCTAAATTTGGAATATTTTGATTAATTAAATTATTTGTATGATTATCATTATTTAATGTAGTAGTATCAGTAATAGCAATACCCATATCTTTGAGAACTCTTTGTAATCTACGTGTTTCATCATCACTACTATGTAAAGCAATTAATTCTTGTTTACGTTTTTCACGTAATTCTTCCATAGTTTTTTTTAGTTTTTCAATATTAATATCATTTATAGATATATAATTATTAAATTCATTTATTAAATAAGAAATAACTGAACAAGCAATCTTAATATTTTCATTATTATTTTGAATATTATTAATATTTATTAAAGATATATTATAATCATTATTAATATTTATATATAAAATTGCTAATAATATTTTTACAAAAATATAAATAAGAATAGAAATATTCTTAATTAAATCATTTTTTTCATAAAATAATAAATTATCAATATCTTTAATAGAATTTTGTATAATATATTTAATTTTATCTAATTTATTATATTTATTTGATTCAATTATATTAACTATATTATTATAGATATCAATTTGTGGATTTTTTTTATCATTAATAATTATTTTTTTATTAATAAAACTTAATAATTTTGAAGGTAATTTATATTTAATAAATGATAAAATAGATTTTCGAAGGTTTAATTTATTATAAATATTAAATGATGTTCCGTATACTATTGATTTTAATTCAACAATTGAAATTGTATTATTATATTTTATTAAAATATCATTTAAATTATTAAAATTAGCATATAAATTTGGATAAAGTATATCATCCCACCAATCATTATTATTAAATTTATTAGATAAATTATCTAATATATCATTTTTAAATATTAAATTGTTATTAATAAATATATTTATTTTATCATCTTGATTATAATTATTTGATATATCAATTTCAGGTATATAAATATATGATTTTATTGTAATATCTTGTTTATTAAATAAATTAATATGATTATTAATATAAGATATAGGAATATATGATTTTGTAATTAAAAATTTTTGGGATTTTGTAGATATTTTTTTATATAATTTTTTAAATTCAGAATTATCAAAATTAACAAAATAATCATAAAAGTTAATATTAGAGTGTAATTTTTCAATACAACATGAATTAATTAATACTGAAGTATTATAAATTGTTTTTTTAAATGTATTAGATTTTTTTATTATATTATTAATTTCTTTTAAATAATTAATTTCAAAAATATTGTCATTAGATGAAGAAAATATAAATTGTGGTTTATAAAAATTATTTAATATTAAATATTTATCATAATTTTTTTCAGAAATTTTAAATTTTTTAATTAAATTCTCTTTATTTTTAATAATATTAGAAATTTCAATATTATCTTTACAAATATTATCAATAGTTTCTTTAATTAAGTTTTCAATTTCTTCAAATTTCATAGCATTAAATTGATCAAATTGATAATCTCCAGGAGTTCCAATAGATGATATAATACATGTAAAGTATTTAGTTAATGATTTTGTAGAATTATCATTTTGGGATATAGGGTGACCAATATATGAGAAATATTGTAGACATTTAGGATTTATTTTTTTTATTAAAATATTTGGATATTCAATCATAATAGTTAAAATTAATAAAGAAGCTGTGTATAAAATAACACTATAATAATATTTTTTATATTCTTTAATTTCAAATATATTTAATAATTTATTAATTTCATTATCTAATTCAATAGTATTCATTTTTTTTTGTTTATAAGCATCATAAATTGATTTAAATCTTTTATTACTTTTAAGTTTTACTTCTTCTTCTTTTAGTAATTCTATAATTTGTTCTTTTATATGTGGTGAATGAGGTCTATAATTTATTTTACCTGTTTTAGGAGGAATATATGCATTAATTTGATTTAGTATATAATTATATATATTATCAGGTAAATTAATATCAATAGATTTAATAAATATTTGTAAAATATCTTCATTATTTCTTAATTTTTCCTTATTATAATCACTATTTTCTAAAATAAATGTATTCTCAGAATCTACAATTAAATTTTTATCGATACTAAATAATGTATCATCACCTTCATAATCTTCATAATAAGAACTATCATATTCTTCATATGAATTTATAATAGTAAATATTTGACGATTATAATCAATAAGTTTAAGTTGTTTTTCAAAAAATACAATATCATTATTAATGTCATTATCATTAAATTTTTCTATAAAATTTATAATATATTCCAGTGTTGAAATATTTTGAAGAATATCTGAGTATTTTAAATTTAATGATATATTTTCTCTTTTTTTACATATAGAATCAAATGGATCCAACATAATTAATTTATTATTTTGAATATCATCAAAATTATCTATTAATTCAGCAGTACAAGATGGAGAAGAAGATTGTGTTTTTATCCACATTTGACCAACTTCATTTCCATCATTAATATTTTTTCTAATATATAAAAAGTAATCATTTTTGTTAATAAATAATTTTGCATAATCACCATATCTAACTCTTCTTTTTCCTTTTAATATACTAGCAGCTTCAAATTTCAAAGTATTAATATCATATTTATCTAATTTTTTTAATTCTTCAATAATGGCATATTTTTTTTCATCATCTGGTAATTTTTCATTAATATTATTTATTATATTATATTGAGTATTATCTAGATCTTTATCAAAATAGATTGTTATAAAATTATCATTATTTAAATCATCTATATTATAATATATTTTTGCTATTATAATTTTAGATTCATCATTATTTTTAGAAATTTTATCATTGATTGAATTTTCATTATTAATATATGTTTTAATTTTATCTTTATAATATGATAATTTTTTACTATAAATTTTGTATTTATTAGTAATTTCTTTTTTAATATAAGAAATTAAATAATAATATAATAATTTATAATTTTTAGATAGAAAGTTATATCTATTTAATTCAGAATCTTTAAATTTATTAAAATCATTATAAGAATTATTAATATTTTGTAATATAGTATTATATTTTTCAAAATTTAATAAATCATATGTGTTAATTTTATGTATATTAAATTTAGGTTGTTTTAATGAAATATTTTGTGGTAAATTATTATTATGATTAATAATATTATTAATAATAATTTTAGTTATATTATTAATTTGATTAAAATCAATATTTAAAATATCATTAAAATATTTTTTAATTTCATAAATATTATTTAATCTATGAATATCATTTTTATGTAAAAATAATAATTCAGATAATGATTTAGGTTGTATGATATCTAAAGATTCTTTATCGGTATGTTTAGTATTATTTAAAAGTGTAAATGTTATATTATCAGTTCTAAGTAATGGTTTATAAAATTTATAAAATTTATAATTTTTATCATATATAAATCCAATATTGGGTTTATTTTTTTTTATAGTAAATATTTGTATATCAGTTTTAACTTTTATAGTATTATTATTATTTTCAATTATAATACCTTCTAAATATTCTTTATTTATCAAATTATTATCAATAGAATTATCAAAAATAAAATCATTAAAATAAATATTAACTATTGTATTTAAAGGAAGTTTAAATATATATTCAAAATATTTATTAATATCGAATAAGTATTTTTGATTATTTTTAAAATCTATATAGTTAAAATAACCAATTAAAGAAATATTATCACCTTCATAAATATTTTGTATATTTGATTCAGATAAATAATGCAATCCAGCAGTACATTTTTTTTGAGTATCATGAACTTCAGAACGTTTTCCTGTATCAACAGAAATTTCAGGAATTAATTTAAAAGATTCATAATTATTTTCATCAAAAATAAAATGTCTATATGCATCGATAGTATTTTTATTAATAATATTTATAGATGATATTGAAACTTCGTTATCTAATATATTAAAATTATATGTAGGATCAATAGTATTAGAAAATGGTTTTGATAATGCATATAAAGATTCAGCAGCACGTAAATAATCAGATTTATCATAATTTAGACTTTTAAATTGAGATATATAATTTTCAAATTTTTGGGTTTGCATAAAAAGTTCAATAGCACGTTGAGTATCAATACCTCCATAAATATCTTTTTTATCATTTTCATTAACAATAACTTTTCTATTGCAAAGAATAATAGGAAATATATTTTTATTATAAAAATTAAATTTATTTATATCGATAGAATTGAAAAATTTCATACATGCATTAATTTTTTTTTGAATAATATATTGATCTTTATATTTAATAAAAAGATTAGTAAGTTCATTAATAATTTGTTCAGGGTTAAGAATTAATACTAAGTCGTCTATTAATTTTTCTTCAAAAATTATATCATTATATGTGTTCTCAACATTTGAATCTTCTATAATTACTAAAGTTTCTTGATCATTTATAAGTAAATCGTCTTCCATTATAATTTAATATAATAAAGATATTTAAATAATAAAAATAAATACTTATTTTAATAATAATATTATTTTTATAAATTAGATTGTAGATAATTATTTACTTCTATTATATCAAATTTATCTAATTTTGTAAAAGTAATCCATTCTTTTGTAATATTATCAATTTCAATCATTATTATTTTAATAGCATCAACTAAGAAATTTTTAACATAATCAATATCTGTAGATGTATTAGGATTAAATTTTAATTTAATATACATTAAATTATCTAAAGGATGAGGTTGATAATATCCAATATAATCTAATATATTATTATTATTATTATTATTATTACGGAAGTATTGATTATAGATTAAACATTGAATAATATTTAATAATGTATGATCTTCATCTTTAATACCAATTTGATAAAAATTATTATTATTACCAATATTAGAAATTGAAATAGAGTTTAAATTTTCATTTAATTTACTTATAAATGAATTAAGTTTAGAATTTAAAATAGTTAAACTTTTAAAGAATAAATAAGTTGGTCTAAGATTACATTCACTCTCAATTAAGAATACAAATTCATTTGGTTCATCAAAATTATTTTTTTTATAATAACGATAAATATCAAGATTATTAAATTTAGATGTAATTATTTCAATTTCAGAAGGTGTTAAGTTTTTATCATTAATTTTTTCAGCTAAAGCTTTATCTGCTAATTCAGTATTTACTTTATTATAGAAACAACATTGTGATGTTGGACACCATCTTGAATGTGTTTTAGCAATATCAATAGATGCAGTCGATTCAATATTTAATTCATCACCATTATTAGGATCATATAAATTTGGTTTTAGTTTTGTAATAAGAATATAATCTTTAGATATATTATTATATGGAAAAACTTTATCATGAAAATCTTGAGGATATTTTTTATTATTTGAATCAAATATTTCAATATTTTTTGAAGTAACATTAATAGTATAAGTTGAATTATTTTTTATTTTTAAAGTAAACTTATAATTTTCTGGTTTAAAATTATATAAATCATTTTCATCAAAACAAATAGGAATTAATGAGAATCTATGAGCAATAAATTCATTATGTAAAACACCTTTATTAATATTAATTTTAATATCATTTGTATCAATATGATATTGATCAAATTTGAATGCAATATTAGGAATTTCTGCTAAAATAATTCTTCGAAGTGAATTTACAATAGATAAATCTATATTTTTAATATCAAATTGAATTTTTTTTGAATTATAATTAATTAAATCATAGAATTTGGACATTATGAATTTATATTATAATACTTATAAATAATTTAATTTTAAATGGTATCAAATTTTAATTTGAGATTAAATTAATTTTATATTTTAATCAAATTTTAATTTGCGGCTAAACAAAAATATTTTTACACAAATATAAATAAATAAATAAATGGATAAAAAAGATCTTGTTTTTTATAGTAATTATTGCGAACATTCAAAGAATTTAATAAATTTATTAATAAAAAAAAATTTACGTGATTCTTTTATTCTTATATGTATTGATAAACAAGGAATACAAATACCATCATTTATAGATAGAGTTCCAAGTATTTTAACAGTTAAAAGAGAATTATATACAGGTGATGTGATTGATAATTATATTTATAATATAATACAATCTCAAACAAAACAAGAAAATCAAGATGATAATGTTACACCATATATGATGAGTTCAGCAACAAATTCTTCACAATATACATTTATAACAAATGAAGGAGAATATGATACAGGATGTGATATTAAAAATGATATGATGCAAAATAATAATTTTGTTTTATTAAATGCAGATCAAAAAATAATGATAGCAAATGATAGAGAAGCTGAAAATAAATCTAATAAATTTGATTCATCAGTATTAGAAAAATATATGAATATGAGAAAATTTGATGATGAACAAATAAAGAAAAATAGTAATAGATATTAAAAAAATATAAATTATTTAAAACTATATTAAAATTATTATAATAAAAATGAGTAATAAAGAATTATATTATAATTTATTTAATAACAAATTAAATGAATTTTTTACAGATTTAATTACAGTTTTTCCAGATATAAAAGAATTTCAAACATTTCAATCAGGATTATCAGTATTAAAAAATGTTAATGTTAAATCTCCACAGATTATTTTTAATAATCACATATTAAATAAATTTAAAGAAGAAATTTTAAAAAAAGATGAAAATTTTTTTCTTAATGAAGCAGAATATGATATATTAGTTAAAGAAACGGATTATTGGTTGGATTTTATTAAACAACTTAAAATCATATGGAAAACAATGAGTGATGAAAATAAAGAAATTATTTGGAAATATTTACATATTTTATGTATTCTTAGTGATAAATGTAATAATTAAATTAATTTGTGAATTGAATTAAATTGCGATTGAATATAATTTAAACAAATCTTATTAATATTAAAATATAAATAATGAAAATAAAAAATAAAATTATATTAACATTTAATAAGTTTTATATTAATTTAATTAAAGATCTTAAAAACACTAATGATGATATAAAAAACATTATTAAAAAAAATTACAAAGTAGTTGATAAATTATCTGATGAATTTATAACTTTTTTTAATAATGAATTTGGTGATGTAGATATTAAATCTATTGATAATATTGAGAATATTATTAGTAAATATATATTAAAAGATATAACAGTTAAATTAATATTTGATTCAGTAACAAATTCAACTGATCAAGATATATTACTAAATTATATATACATATTATTAGCAATTAATATAATTAATAAAGAATTTGATCAAGAAGTCAAGAAAGATAAAATCGAAGTCGAAGAAGATAAAATAGATGTAGAAGAAGATAAAGCAGATATTGAAGAAGATAAGGTAAAAGAAGGTAAACAATTAGAGTTATTATTAAACTCAGTTATAAATATTATATCATTAATACAAAATGGAGATAAGTTTGAAGATAAATTATCAGAGATAGTAGATGATGATATTAAATGTTTATTATTAAAAATAAAGAATTTTAATACAAATAAATCTGAAATTCCAGAATCAAATAAAAATAATTTACCATTTGGAAATTTAATGGATGGAAATAGTAAGATTGCAAATTTAGCAAAAGAGATATCTGATGAAATTGATGTAAGTAATATAAATATTGATAAACCAGAAGATATAATGAAATTAATGGATTTTACATCAAGTAACAATTTAATTGGAGATATTATTAAAAAAGTTAGTACCAAAATGAATGATAAAATAAGTACAGGAGAGATTAAACAAGAAGAATTATTTGGAGAAGCTATGAATATGATGGGTATGTTAGGTAAAGGAGGTGGTGGTAATGCAATGAGTGATATATTTAAAGCATTTAGTGGAGGTGATGGTGCTGGTGGATCTGGTGGTTTAAGTGATATGATGAGTGGATTATTTAATAATCCAATGATGTCTGAAGTAATGAAAGCAATGAAAAAAGGAAAAGCGGTACCAAAAACAGATGTATTTAAGAAAGAATCTGCACGTGAAAGATTAAAAGCTAAACTTGCTGCAAGAAAAGCAGCAGAAACAAATTCTGAAGCTAAATAAATTTATTTAATAAAATATATTAATATAATTGCTTTATAAGAATCAAATATATTATCCAATAGATAAATAAGAAATGGATTAAAGTATAAATTATTATTAATATAATTTATATATTTCATATAATTTTTATATTTTAATTATTAAACAAATAAATGATATTTAATTATAAAACAAAATTAATATGGTTTAATCAGAGAATTTTAATTCCATTTTATAAATATAATAATAATATAGGATTTATACCAGCTGATATTAATTTTATTTATAAAAATAAAGTATATTCTACAATAAATGTTATGAATTTTTTAATAATTTTATATAATAACAAAAAACTAAAAAAAACACAATTTACTAATTCTTATTGGTATAATAAAGATGGAAAATTTAATAAAAGATTATTTATTAAATTTTCAGATGAATTAATAAAAACTATTAATCAATAATAAATTTATTATTTTATATACTTTATAAAATATATAATTTTTGAATTTTTAGTTTATAGAATAATTTTAACTTTATAATAAAAAGATTTAATGATAATAATAAATATTTTATATATATAAATCATAAATAAAAAAATTTATATTAAAAATATAAGATATAATAAAATGTCTGAGAAAATTTGGTATAAAGATATTAAAAAATTTTATACAGAGAAAAATTATTATGTTATTTTTCCATCTAAATATATGAATTTTGCCGAACAATTGAATTCTATTTTACGTTTCAGTATATATTTTAGTATAATTATATTAATAATTAAACAAAACATCAATATTTTAATGTTACCTATAGTTGTAGGAGTATTTACATATTTTTTATATAGTATAGATGATGCTAATAAAATAAATGAAACTATGATGTTAAATGAAAATAACTTAGAAAAAAATGAACATACAAAAAAATTATGTCAAAAACCAACTAAAGATAATCCATTTATGAATGTTTTAATTAGTGATTATAAGTTGAATCCAACTAGAAAATCTGCATGTAATATAAATCATGTAAAAACAAAAAAGAAAGTTCAAAAATATTTTGATGATAGATTATATAGATCAACTTCAGATATATTTAGTAAAGAAGCTAGTGACAGACAATGGGTAACTAATCCAATTACAAGTATTCCTAATGATGTGAAAAGTTTTTCAGAATGGTGTTGGGGAACTGATAAAAGTTGTAAAGAAGGCAATGGAAATAAATGTTATAAAAATTTATATAGACCTATTATATAAAAATTATTTTTTATATTTTAATATTTTTATATATT